TTTAACTTTAAATTTTCCAACTGTAAATCGTGGTTTCTGCTATTTGTGGCGCGTGTTACATTCTCGCAGTGTGTAAAGTATTGAATTGATTCAGCTACTTCGTTTAAACTTTCGCGCATTGGTTCTAATAAATCGTTTCGTTCCGGGTGCTTTGCTTCAATTTCTTCAATCGAGTTTTTTAGCCTGTAATAAAGTACGTTTAAACCGGCTTTTCTTTTCAACATTTCTAACATATTTGTTTTTTTAAATTCCACAATACCCACTATCACAATCAGTAAAATCATTATCGAATAATTCTAATTGCGTTTTGTAGTTTTTTATTTTTTCGTAAGTAATTCCACTTTTAAAAGTGCATCCGTTTTTTTTCTCCATTTCAATAAACCAGTTAAACTGTTTTTCGGCTTTGTTACTCATGTGTTTTAACATTAATTCGTTTCGATGGAAACACCCAACACAATTATTTTGATATGCAAATCGAACGGGTTTATCTTTCCAAAAATTCTCAATAGTATCTTTAAAAATAGCATCCTGAATTAAAGGAAATTCAACTTTTCTGTACGGTAATTCTTTCCATTTGTTACGCCCGTTTTTATTTCCAACCTTAAATTTAAAATTTTCTACTCCGTTTATTTCTCTTTCTACCATTTTATTTGCCCGTGAAATTTCGTTTGCCCTGAATCCTATTCGCATTTTTACGGGTAATTCCATATTTTCAAAACACCATTGCGCAATTGGTTTTACTTTCATGTCTACAGTGCAAAAACGTGTCATTTGATTAGGTAAATAATTTTTTCCGTTTGCCATTTTATAGTTGGAAATTACTTCGTCAAAAGTTTTATCACTTAGCCAAATTATTTCTTTTCCTGTAAATTGTTCTAAATCTAAAATAGTATAAATTATTGCGTCTTCTTCGAGAGTTCCAATAAATTCTTTACCTATTTTATCCGAAACAATTTGCCGTATTTTAGCATCCGAAAATAAACATTTTTTATCGTCTGTTCTAACCAACGCAAAAACATTATAATCAGCCGGATAATTTACCGCAATATAACTTGAGGTTTTGCCACCGCTTAAACTGTTAACTGTTTTCATTTTAAAATGGTAATTGATTTTCGTTTGCTATTCTTATTTTTTCACTTGTTGAAATTAATTCAGGTACGTTTTCAAATTTTATTTTAGTTGGAAATTGATTAGAAATTTTAACGTCTTTATTTCTTTGCCCGTAAATCTTATTCCCGTAAATATCTTTCATGTAATATTGATATTTTTCAACGTCCAAAAATAGTTTATAAATTCCGTTTTTTGATACTCCTTTCGGTTTGCTTTTAGCAACTTTTAAGTGTACTTCATTTTCTGCGTATATATTCTGGTCTTTATCAATTAAACCCGCTGGAGGTCGCCACGGAATTAAAACCGTTAATCCTTTTCTAAACCAAACTTGACCGCCTGCGAAGTCGCGTGCTGTTGGCATCGGGTAAAATACTTGTTCGTTTTGAGTTACCGGCGCTTGGTCGCGAACGTGGTTAATAATACAGTTATGTCTTTTGCTTTTACGCGCGTTTTTTCTGGCCATTCCTAATATTCTACTCAAGTATTTGTCTTCGCGTCCTAAATCCGATTGTATATATTCTTCAGTTAACTCATTCCAAGGATCAACCGTAGTTGTGTTAATTGTTATTTCGTGCGTTTTTTCAATTTCATCTACTAATTTGTAAAAGTTTTCAAGTGTTAAATCTTCGTCTATTGGATCCACGACAATAAAGTGATCGTTTACAAACATTTCAGCCGTTATTTGTTCGCTTTGACTCATCGAAAATTCTCCTATTGTGTAGGGTTTTCCGATATATTTATGGCAAAGTTCTGAATATACTTCAGCGGCGTTTCCTGTTTCTGGGGAAAAAATAACATGATTCCAACCGTGTAAACAACTTAGATTAATTAGAAATTCAAACCAAATTTCAGTTTTTCCACTTGCTGGGGCTGCGCCAATATAAGTAGTACAACCCTCTTTTACGGTGTATGGTAATTCCTCAAAGTTCCAACCTATTGATTTTCCACGTACATTTTTTATATGTCGAATATTGTTTAACTCGGTTTGTAATTCGCTTAGTCTTTTATACATTTTATTCGTGTATTATATTTGGGCTGTAAACTTTTGAGTTTTCTATTGTGCTTACATTCGAATATTTATCAATGGTTAATGACCTACTAAAAAATTCTGGAGTGCAATATTGATACTTAGTTTCTTTGTGGTATGTATTTTCTTTGCAGTTAATTATAGCATTAGTTATTTGTTTTTTATCATACCCTTGTTTTAATAGTGTTTTGTATTTTAATTTAATAGAATCATTCATAACTTTAAAATTTCTACCAAAACACAAATTAATAAATTCAAGCAACGCTTGGTAATCAATATATTCTTTCTCTTTCTCTTTCTCTTTCTCTTGTACCGAAGGGGCTATAACACCCCCTACCGAACCCCCTTCCGTAGGGGCTTCAATAGGTATATTTATTTTCTGTTTTGTTTTGTCTTCGTAACCTTTAATTTGTGCATCAATAGAATGTTTTTGAGAAACGTAGGCAAATTTTGCAAGCCCTGTTAATTCAATTTCAATTCCTGTAAATTGACGTGTAAATAAAGCATCGTAAAACGCTAATCGATCTTTTTCGTTTAATTCGTTTGCTATTTCCCAATAGCTACGATAAAAGTTAAATGCTTTCCTCATCTTGAATAAGTGCTATTTGTTTACGTAACTCTTTACTAAATTTTATTGCTGTTTGTTTGTTTAACGCAATCCAAATTTCGGGACTTGCGTATTCTTGAATACCAATAAAAATTTCATTACGTTGGTTACAAAAACAACGAAGTTTTGTAGTAGTTGTTTCTGATTTTTCCGAACCGTAAAATACTAATTCTACCATGATTTTAATAAATGTTTTCAGAAAACAAGTAAACTTTTAAGTATAAAAAAAAACCCTTTAGCGTTCGGGTGCAGCCTACTAACTAAAGAGTTTTAACTCAAATTTCTATAAGTTCCTGCACGAACCGTAGACAAATATACAAATTATTTTTTAATCAAATTCATTATTAATACAAATTTTTTTAATTTCTTTAATCCAATACCTTTGGTAATATTTATATTTTACAATCATTTTATTACTTTCAAACCGCGTTAAATTCCTTCTAACTTTCATAAATAACCTCCTTTAATAATTTGATTCCGTACTAAAAAATTGTGCCTCAACGAATGCGGCATTTTGCGTTTAAAATCTTTGTATTCCCAAATTGACCCCAAACCCTCGATATTTATTAAATTCATTTCTGAACGCATTTCTAAAAAATAATTGATTTCGTTACCGTCCATTTCTGCGGATCTAATTAATCGATCGTGGTATAAAATAGAATACATTTTACCGGTTATTTCGTTGGAAATTATAACCGCGAACGGTGTTTTTTTTGCGTGTAATTCAGCTATTAAATAACACATAACAAAGTGAAACAATAGACAAAACCGCCGTGAATAACCAACCGTAAAAAATTATTTTATTGTACATATTGCAAATTTAGTTTAATTTTTACACTGAATAAAATTAATTACGTCGCTCCAAAACTTTTGATCCTGAATAGGAACCAAACATTTTACCGTTTCATCTGTTTTTAAAGCTTCGTGCTTTGCCTTTTCTTGTCCGTGAACAAACATTGAATTTTTGTAAATTGTTTCGGCTTTTATTTTAGGTTTCATCTTAATAATTGATATTAGTTAATATTATTTTTTTGCGCGTAATCAAGTAATATTTTTTGGCATTTTTCCAATTTCCTGTTGCATCCTAAATACGCTTTTTTATTTTTCTCTTGTTCACATTCATTCCACACTTTTAATAGTGCCTGTTGAACACTTACACTATTAGGATAGGCAGTTTCAAGTTGTATCTCTTTTATTCTTTCTGATGTCATCTTATTCTGATTTAAAGGTTTCTTTGTAGTATTGTTCTGCATCTAATTTGCATTCTATACCATCAGGCACA